GTCCGAGTCCGCCACCGCTGACTCGAACAGCTTCATCCATTGGATCTCCATATCCTCTCTGCGCCCTTAACACGCCATACAGGCCATTGCCTGTACTATTTCCTCCTCCATCACATACTCCACAGCAGGTGCCCTCTCTCGCATCAACGCCGCCCTGACGTTGATCATATAATTGTGTATGCTGGACACCACGTGGCGGGTTGACAACCGACGTGCACGCTCCGCATCATCAGGTGAATACAATATCCACCTCGCACTGATCCCTTGCCTCCGCAAGGCATCCACAATCAGATTCGGATGCTCGTGTGTGAGCATCACTTTCAACTGTGGACGACAACCCGATGCCAGTTTCATGGCAACCACCTCAGCTACGCCCGAGAAGACGAGATCATCATGACTACTCGACCCAGTGGGTCGGTGGTAGGCATCCTTACCAACCCACGCCGCTGCAACCCTATCGTACCTAGCAACCTGCTTCTGTTGAAATCTCCTTGCCAACCTACTCAGCCCGCAACCATGAGCCGCCGCTACCACCACCACCGTCCGTTCCTCGCGGCCTGGTAGCCGTAAGCAGAAATCCGGCTGATCGGCGGCATGCACGCCAAGCCCGGCAATCACATTGATGTCCGCCGCGACACGATCCAGCATGTCTGGGGGGGCACGCAGTGGCCGCACACGCGCCAGCTTCTCTGGTGGGGCAGTTCTGAGCAGACCTTCATATCCACCCATCAATTGGGCCTCACGCCTGCCCAGGCCCATGGCCGCCAAATTGTCCTCCTCAGTAATGGCACGCCCCTGTGCATGCGCCGCAGCCCACGCCTCCGTGGTTTTTGCCAACCCAGGGCCTGGTGCCAACTCAGGAAGAGACAACGGCACCTCAGTGAAATTGCAACCCTTCGGCCACCGGGATGCTATGAGGCGACCCACACGATCCCGTTCCGTGTTCATCTCACACGACCCATGCGTGTCTATGGCTATTGACTCCCTGAACTGGTCACGCAGCCAATCCTTGTCCAGTGACCTGAGGATCCACCTCGCCTCTGGCGTATCTAGATAACTCGAGACACCATGCGACTTCCAATTGGGTTTCATACGCTGACGCACCACGAAGTCAGGCGCCACCTCTTCACCATAACCAATGCATCCCATAAAGAGCTGCTGCCCTGGTGCAGTGGACCTCACATACCTCCGCCAATCCAGCGGCACATACCGTTCACCTGGCTTCCTATCGACCAGCAACTGGTCCAGCAGCATCCCACACATGCGAGCGGCAACAGTCCGCCTCAGTCCACGTGCACTGGCCTCCAGCCAATTCGAACAGCAACTCGACATTGCAGCGTCCAACCATGTCCCTGATGGGCGGTACCAATTACCGGTCACCAACGTGGCCAGCACACTTGCCAATGGTTGTTTGGGCACTGCGTCACCAGCCACACACCGTTGCAGGTACTCACCATGCTCCAGTCCCACCAACTGCTTCTTGGCGTTCATGCGCAAACCCATGAACTTGCACATCTGCAGGTAATAGACGGCCTCAGCCCACGTTGTGGTCTTCAGCCACTCATCATCGCCACTTTCCGTAGCACCAAAGTGCTCGACACGCAATCCTATGGCTGACAAATTGTCCAAGGCCACCAACCTATCAATCTCATGTTTGTTGGTGTTATCCCAGGTGGTGCCGCGGTGCCCGCTGTACAGCCCCAGATAGACGCGGTACAGCTGACCCTCCGCGAGTACCACACTCAGCCGCATTGAGTCCGCAATCCAGTCACAGCTGGCAGCACGGTCGCTCGCAATCTGTCCTCCTACCGCCCGGTACTGTTCAGCTCTGGACCTCCACATTCGCTGCAGCTCCCACAACTCATGCTGACCGTTGTAGTTGTCCAAGTCGGCACTGGTCTGCGTCGCACCCCTGGTTGCATCGCATTGATGCAACCACTCACCCACTATCTCTGGGCGCTGACTAGCAGCCATTCCACCATGGTTGCCACTGCCTTCCATGCCCCGCAGGCCATGTGTGCCGATGAAGGTCGAACCGTCCCCTGAGGCCAACAACAAACGTGCCTTGTCCCCAGGCTCAGGTTTGGTACTTGCCCGTGCTAGCGCCACCCTGGTCAAGTCCCCAAATTGAGCCAACCAACTCGATGGCAGTGCACTCAGCACGGCCTTCTTGTTGGGACGGTCGGAGGGAGCCGCATCATCACTCCCCCTGCCCAACTCCTTCAGGTATTGACTGCCACTCGACGATCCTGATGGGGCAGACACGGCCCGCGATGCCCACTCATCCCCCAGTGTGCGGCTGTCTCCCCGCCGAAGCACCCGCCCCACAGCGTGCTCACTAATTGTTCGGAGGTGGACCTCAAACCTGGAGCGGTAGTCAACCGCAGGGGATGATTTTACCACCGGACGACAGGTCCGAGCAAGACGCTCCCCTTCGTAATCCGCACGCAATGCTTCACGCACACAGACACTGGTGACCTTCCGCATCTCCAAGTAGTACTCTCCTTTAAGGTGCCCCACCATGCCAGCCCGCCGGATTATTGGCCCTACCTCCTTGTTCCATACCCGCCAGGCGGCCAATGGGAGCTTGTGCATCCCGTTGTTCTCCAGGACCAACCGCACACTCTCAGTGAGTCCCGACACCCACAGCAGGTGACCGCATTTTGCCTGTGGAGGGGCATTGCACTCATACAGCCATTTTTCGGCGTGGCAGGCCTCGGTTGCGTGGCGGGCCATCTTGAGCGTGCAGTCAATCGGCATCCCGCCAAGACGTTTGTTCTCTCGCGGTGACTCATAGTCATCCCAGTTGTTGGGAGTGAGGTCCATGTCTACCACGACCGAACGCAACTGCTCCACGCTCACCACCCCTGGGAACATCGCCAGGATCAACCACGGATCAGTCGGCAGCCTGCCCCCTTTGGTAATTAACCAACGCATCATCCAGGGGTGGGATGACTGGAGACGCCATCGGCAGCGCGTCCGGCCCACTACCACCGTGTCCCCACCCGTGGTCCGTGACTTGTCAACATCTACGTCCGGGACTGCTTCGCCACACCAACACATGTTATCGCTGCAGCCACGGCAGCCGACACTAATCGCCCTGCGCACCACCTCAAGTGGTGTCTCCACGCCCGTGGCGCCCACTAGACGGCAGGCCATTGATACCGCTGACTCCTCATCATCCAAGTATGTGCGGAGTGTGTTCGCTATCTGGACCATTGGCTGCAGCCTATACTCGGCCATCACTGAGGCCCGCCAAACGCCCAGCTCTTTTCCGACCACACGCCGCAGTCCACCAGTCAACCCATCCGGGTCCTCCTTCCCATGTGCGGCCGCCACCGCAATGACCGGGCTCAGCTGGGGGGAGTCCAGATGCGCCGTCGTCTTGCCAGCAGCAATCATTGCCTCAATCTGCTGGTTGCACCCAGGGTTGCATACTAGCTGAGCATCCAGACCGGTCAGCAGGCCCATTCCTATGTCTACCGCCCTAACATATTGCTTACGGGAGGGGGCCGTTCCAGCTAGACGCATTAAGAACAGCGCCAACGAGAATGCCCGCCGCTGGTCAAACTGCCCATCCAGACCCCAGCCGGTCAGTTTTTCATCCGCGTCGTCCAGCACCGCGTCGAAGGCGGCCTCGTTCTCGCCCCCTCGGTCCGCAGGTGACGGGGGCAGATCACTTGCCTTCGCTGTGCCTCCAGGGGGCATACCCTCTTTCTTCTCTGCCTTGCTTTTCTTACTCGCAGCTTGGGCAGCCTGTGTCTTCGTCTTGTCCGCTTGCCGGGTGACTATCGAGTCAATGTCCAGACCGCCGGTCACGGCGATTGTCATGCCAACTCCCAGGCCCAAGGCAGCCGAAACCAGCCGACCCACGACGGCCGACTTCTTAGTGCTGATCAGCACTTGCTGGCCGCCACCAGCACGGGCCAGATGCGAGACATAGCCGCCCTCATACGATGTGCCCATCACGTTGACCACACTCACACTGTCACCGGTGAGCGTCGTTGGTACCTTTGGCATCTGGAAGTTCGACAGGATCGTCTCCACACCAAACTTGCCACTACGGGTGGCTACCACCATCCGTTCTCGTGGGTCCATGGCATTGGTAACTACTACACCATGCCCCATGTCAACCCGCACCACCTTTTCCGGCTGTACCCACGGCGGTGGCACCGGCTCGCTCAGTTTCCCAAACACTGCAGAGGTGGAGGTGACCATAAAACTCCCCTGTGCCGCAAAGAATTCCCATGCGCCGCGGCCTACCACTGCATCCAAGACATTCTCAACATCTGCACTCTCACTCTTCTTGAGCAGGCAGTCGGTGATCCCGTCATCAACCTCCTTCTGGCGATAACAGCTTTCGGATGCTGCGATGACCTGACGAGCTTCTTTCACCTCCAAGTCTGACCACTCAGTGGGGTTCTTGGGGTATGCATGCATCACCGACCTGGCCGCCACCTTGGCCGCCGCTTTCAGCGACCTAGTGGTTGCCAGCTGCAACTCGGCCACCGTGATCGCCATCTCTTGGGCCGCAGGCGTCGCATTGGAGGTACAATAGTAGCACGCCGCCGCGGGGAAGGCCATCTTTGCGCCGAGTCTTGCAACGAAGGCATCAGCCATGGCCGGCGAACAACTATTGATCTGCTGCGCTATCCCCCGCGCAGCCGCAGCGGCCGCCGTCCCCTGGCCCATTGCCGCTGTCACACCGCGGTCACCTCGGTCCACAAGGACGAGGTCGCCGTCAACCACTTCAATCGCACGCTCGTCTTCCTGTGGCGCCTCCATGAAGTGCTCATCCAGGTCATCCCTCGCCGCTGCGTCCGCATCAGCCTCAAGCCTCAGTTTGAAGCGATCCTCCTCGCCGGCATCCGCCAGTATTGGCAACGACACCTCCTTCACGGCGTCCAGTGGCACATTGGCCTTATCAACGCCGAGTCCCATCGTCGCCGGATGCTTCGCGGCATCCGCGGCTGGTGCCCCGGGGAGTTTTTCAAACTGGCTCCCCCCCGCCACCAACAGATAGTCAGAGTCGTCATCCACTCCACTTGCCGGCGGAACCGCAGCCGCCGGCGGCTGGGCTCCCCCGCCGAGGAAGGGCAACGGATTGGGTGTGGTCGGTATCGCGGCCGCCCCTGCAGCCGCCACCTCGCCAGCCGCTGCGGCCGCATCCTCTTTAGCGGCAGCCGCACCAGCCAACGCCACCGAAGCCCAAGTCTGAGGGGGCCCCGGACCGAAGGCCGCCAAGGGGTGGGCCAGCCCACGCGACTTATCCGAAATCATCCAGACCGTGTCCGGTGACCGCAGTTTCATCCCTGCACCCAGCACCGTCCTCACAATGGGATCTGAGATGCAGGCCGAGTAGGTCATAGAGCATCCGCCCGTGGCCGGCACTATGGCACCCCACACATTCCGGGGAAAAGTGCTTGCCACCGGCATGTTCACCAATGTCGACTTCCAGACTTGCTGCCTCACCAGTCGCTCGGGATTGCCCGGTATGCCGAGTCCGGCTGCCAATGCAGCCACACCGGCCCAACGCTCATCACTTGTCCATGCATTGACCTCGGGAAGCGGTGGGAAGTGCATACCGACCCCAAGAATGTGCAGGGTCGGCACTTTCCTGGTGTTACGTGGAATGCCGACATAGGCGCCAGTCGTGAGAATCTTCTTCCCCGTGCACACCGCAGCACGTACCCATTCACCAATGTCACCGGCATGTCCCATCTCGTTGACCACCTGCTGCATCAGTCCCCAATACGCCTGCATGGGCCCTCCGGAGACAATGCCATCCAGGAAAACACGCCTAGCCTCCACATCGAAGTGTGAGGGAATGTCCGACAGCACCGCCCTGACTCCGTGCCAACCTCGTCGCAACACATCAGCCTTCCTGCAACAGTTCATCAGCAGCGGCTTGAGGTCACCAACCCTTGCCTCCGTAGATAGGAGACCTTCGCCGGGGGGCTTGTCCAACACGGGCGTAATCGCCAACCCCGCCAGTCTGCTGATTGGGAGGCCGAGTGACATACCGGCAGTCAACCCCAACAGCCCCTCATGCCGCACGTGGTAACTCATAGTCAGCACGTACTCCAGGTGCTTGGTGAAAGTCTCACGTGGCAGCGCCAAATCTGCCAACAGAATCTCAACGGCCGTGAACACGTCATTAGCACTCACCGCTCCCCAATCCAGCGGGGGAGCATCCAGCATGCCCATGTAGGACGGCTGGTTCTTCTTCCTGCTCAACTCGGGCCAAAATTGGTCAGTCACGAACCCGGCGCCCACCGGCCAGTCAACCCGACGACTCAGCATCAACCGCATCACCGTCGTCAGCACATACGTGTCGATGATGGCCCTATCCGGATGCACCAGGAAAGCCGCACATCCCGCAACAGCGCGTTGCCAGAATGTGACGGCTGATGCACCATCAATCAGATGTGTTACCTGTGGGGGCTCGACCACTGGCACGTCCATCGACAGACCACCGCCACCTGTCCTCAGTCTGATGCCCAACAGCAGGGAAGCGGCCCGTACCAACAGCCGGGTGATGTCAACTCCATCTGAGCCCAACTGCTGCACCATGTTCGCCACTCCGCGAACAGAATCGCCCTTGAACCCCATTGCCTGCATCAGCGACGAAGTTGCCGCATTCTTGCTACCGGCAGCGTCACCACCAAAGAGCGGCGAATACAGGGCCTGTTTTTTCAGTGGAAGTATTGGCACCGCCGTTGTGCTAACATACCAAGTCACTGTCTGTGCTGCGTCTCGTCGCAGCGTCCACTCAGCCCCTTCTGGAACCTCCAGAAGGATTGTGGCCTTATGTAGGGCTATGAAGACCCCACGTTCGTCGATACTGCCGTTCTCTTGAACCTTATCAAGCTCGGCAGCAGTTCTTGGCGGTGTTACCGCCAAAGTCAGATCACCGGAAATCTCTTTTGATTCCCAGTCAAGGTTTCTAATGTCTAATGTGGTGACTTGTGTCACCTCCTCCGCAATGGCCTGTACAGGCGCACCCGGGTTGAGAAGATCTAGTTTGTATTGATTCATGCTCGCCATTTCTCTCACGGTACTGGTTCACTATCGGTCGGTAGGGAGTATTTAGCCTTAGATGATGGTCCA